TCGCGGCCTGGTTCGACGAGGCCCTGCTGACCCCTGGCCTGTTCGCCGGCCGTCCCGACGGCCCGCTGCGATCCTCGTGGGACTGGCCGCCATTCGCCCACGTGGATCCGCGTCTCGAAGCCGAGGCCACGCAGATCGACCTTGCCAACGGCCTAACGTCTCTCCCGAGCGAACTCGCGATCCGCGGCCGCCGCTGGGAAGCCGAATTCGCCCGCGCCGCTCGCTCGCTGGGCGTGACCGTCCCCGAATACCAGCGGCTCCTTCGCCAACGCATTTTCGCGGCGGGCGGAGCGCCGGCGGAGAATCAATCCGCAGGGACGCAGCGGCCCGCCGACGACGCCGAGGACGATGACATGGCCGACGACACCAGCGACGAGGAGACCGCCGCAGATGCGTGACGAGACGATCCTACTGGCCGCCGCGCCCGTCGAGTGGGTCCAAGCCGAGATGGGCATGGGCGGCGACGAAAAGAAGCTCAAGCAGTTCTCCGGCACCGCCTACACCGGCGGCGCCATGAAGGCCAATTACCGCCAGCCCGTGGTGATCGACCTCGCGGGCCTGACCGCCGCCAGTGAATCCATCCCGTTCCTCTATCAGCACGACCCCTCGCAGATCGTGGGCCACGGCGTGGCGGCCATCGGCCCCGATTCGATCCGCGTATCGGGCCAAGTGTCGGGCGTCGGACAAGCCGCGAGCGAAGTGACCGCCCTCGCAGCCAATGGGTTTCGCTGGCAGATGTCCGTCGGCGTCTCGCCGAGCCGAATCGAGCAAGTCGACGCCGGGGCCACCGCCATGGCCAACGGCCGCCAATTCACAGGCCCCGCGGTTATCGTCCGCGCGGGCGAACTCCGAGAAGTCTCTTTCGTCGCGATTGGCGCGGACGGCCGTACCGCCGCTTCCGTCGCGGCATCCTACCGAGGTGATCCGATGACGTACGAACAGTGGCTCGTTGCCAAGGGGTGGGATGCCGCCCAACTGACCGCCGACCAATCCGCGACGCTCCGCGCGGCCTACGACGCCGAGCAGGCCCCGCCTGCCGCGAAGCCGATCCAGGCCGCCGCGCCGCCCGTCGATGTTTCCGCCATCGTGGCCTCCGCCGTGTCTCAAGCGATGGCCGCCGCTCGTGACCAGCAGGAAGCCGCCGCCGTGCTGGCCTCGTTCGAGAACCGCGTCGAGCCGCAGGCCCTGGCGACGATTCGCGCGAGCGCGATTGCCCAATCGTGGAATCGCGATCGCGTCGAACTCGAATGCCGCCGAGCCGCTCGTCCCGAGGCGCCCGCGATCCACGTCACCGCGTCCGCGATCAATCCCGAAGCCCTCGAAGTGGGCATCCTCCGCGCGTCGAGCAATGTCGGATCGGCCTACCTCGAACGCACCTACCGCCCCGAGGTGCTGGCCGCCGCCGACGCTCCCGCGTACCGCCGCATGACGCTCCACAAACTGCTCGGCACCGTGGCCAGCGCCGGTGGCGTCTACGCCCACCCCGGCGACAAAGAGAGTCTCGTCGAAGCCGCGTTCCGCGCCCAGCAAAAGCTTCTCACCTTCGACGCCTTCTCGACGGTCAACCTCAGCGGCATTCTGAGCAACACGGCCAACAAGGCGATGCTCGCGTCCTACCTCGCGGTCGGCGCGACCTGGAACCGCATCGCGGCGGTCCGCAGCCACAGCGATTTCAAGGTCAACACGCTCTATCGGATGGACGCGGACGGCGCGTTTAAGAAGGTGGGCTCGTCCGGCGAACTCAAGCTTTCGTCGTTCAGCGAAACGTCGTACACCAAAAAGCTCGACACCTTCGGGACGATCATCAGCTTGACGCGCCGCGACATGGTCAACGACGACCTGGGCGCGTTTTTGCAGATCGCCCAGCAGCTCGGCCGCATGGCCGCGATCCGCATTGAGGAGGCGGTGTACGTGCTGCTCTTGGGCTCGATCAACTCGACGCTCTTCACGAGCGGCAACGGTAACTACCTGACCGGCGCCGGGGCCTTGTCGCTGACCTCGCTGGCTGCGTTGGCCGCGAAGTTCAACGACCAAGTCGATTCGCAAGGCAAGCCGGTGCTGATCCAGCCGCGCGTCCTGCTCGTTGGTAGCGCGATCAAGACGACGGCGGAAAACCTGTTTAACGAAACGGTGATCGTCGGCTCGACGACCGCCGACAAGCTCCAACCGGCGCGCAACCCGTTCGCGGGCCTCTACGAGCCGGTGTCGAGCCCCTATGTCAACAACACCCGCATCCGCGACCAAGACGGCGTGGCCCTCTCCGGCCAGACCGCGACCGGGTTCGGCCTCTTCGCCGACCCGGCCGAGCGTGCTGCCCTTGGCGTGGCGTTCCTCAACGGCGCTCAGTCTCCGACGATCCAATCGGGCGAGACCGACTTCGCCCAATTGGGAATGCAGTTCCGGGGTTACATCGACTTTGGCGTCGGTCTCGAAGACCCGACCGCCGCCGCGTGGTCGACCGGCACATAAGCCGCTCGCCGCTCCGCACCGTCCATTCATTTACACACTCAGTCTTATACAAAGGAATCTGATATGGCCCAGACCGCTGCAAAGAGCGTCGCTAACGGCGACGTGCAAGATTACACGCCGGGGTCCGCCAAGACCGCCGGCGACATGGTCGTGATCGGCAACCGCGCGCTCCCGCTCTACGTCAACCTGGCCGCCAACGAACTCGGAGCGCTCGCTCTCGAAGGGATTTTCGACATCCCCAAGGAAACCGGGGCCATCGCTGCCGGGGCCGAAGTCTACTGGCAGGCCGACGGGACTCCGGTCACGGGCGACGCCTCCAGCGGCGCGGCGACGACCGGCGACGGCGGCGGCACGGCCTTCGTGGGCTACGCCACCGTGGCCGCTGTCTCCGGCGACTCCTACGTCCGGGTTCGCCTCGCCGAATCGCCGTCTCACCGTCTCGTGCAGGGCACCGTGGCCGCCGCTGGCTCCGTGCAGGGCGATGCTGGAGCGATTCCGGCGGGCATTACGTTCGTGCTCGCGACGGGCGCCGACGCGACCAAGGGCGTGATCCTTCCGGCCATCGCGGCGGGCCAGATGATCGTCGTCAAAAACGTCGACAACGCGGTGCTCAAGGTCTACCCGGCGTCGGGCGGGACGATCAACGTCCTGTCGGCGAACGCCGCGATTTCGATGGCATCGCGGACGATCGCGACGTTTATCGGCTCGAGCGCGACGCAGGTCTACACCTCGCCTTTGCTGCCGAGCTAATCCGATGGCCAACCTCCTCCAATCCGGCGCCGCGTGGCTCGACGCTCAGCTCGTCGACCACGCCTCGTCGGCGGTCGCGTACTCGCGCGGCGCGTCGACCGTGGGCATCGCGGCGACCATCGGCCGCCACAAGCCGTACGATGCCGGCGCGGAGGAGAACAGCCTTTACGGGTTCGAGATGCGATTGACGTTCCGTCGCGACGCGCTGGCCTCCCTGGGCCTTCCGCAACGCGGCGATGTGGCGACCATCACCGTGGGCGGCGTGACCTCGCGGTACGACGTGCTGCCGATCGACGGCGAGCGGTGGTGGCGCGACTCGGACGCCTTCGGCAATCGAATTGAGGTGCTCGTGAAACTCGCGGAGCGGACCACGTGATCGCCACCGACATTCGCGACGGAGTGATCGCCGATTGGACCGCCGCGGGCACGGCCTACTTTGGCACCGACTGGCCGTTCACGCCGCAACCCAAGTGGTTCGAAACCGTCAACCAGACCGATGGCCCGCTGCGCGTCGCGGTGATTTGCGACGGCCAGCGGACCGAACGCTTGGCTCGTGGATACCTCCAGACCGATACCGACCTGATCGTCCATTGCACAGCAAAGCTCCCGGTCATCGGCGCGGAAGTGGTCGACACCGATGGCCTGACAACCGTGCTCGAGCGAATCGAGCGGTACTACTACACGCAGGCCGCCCGCGTCTCGACGGTGCCCGCGACGCAGGTGGCCTCGCAGATCCAGCTCCCATCACGCAAACAACTGAAGGACGGCGGGCGATGGTACGCCTGGGGCCGTCTCACTTTCCGAGTCATCGACAAACTATAAGGGTCTTATATGACGCTCAGCCAGACGCACGTGATGGGGTTCGAGGCCAAGCTGTATCGCAACACGGGTACGGTCGCCAGTCCGACCTGGAACGAAATCGCCAACTGCCGCGACCTGGCCGTCGCGGACTCCATGACCGATGTCGACGTTTCCGCTCGCGACGGCGGCGGGTTCGCGATGTCCGACGCCGGTCTTCAGACGCTTGAACTCACGTTCCAGATGCTCGGCGATTACGGGGACGCGGACTTCGTCGCGCTCCAGCAGGCCTACTACGCCCGCACGCCGATCCACTACGCCGTCGCCTCGGGCGCGATCGCGGCGGCCGGAACTCAATACGTCCGATTCGCTGGCATCATCACGTCGTTCCAGCGCAGCGAATCGCTCGACGATGTGACGCTCTACGACGTGACGATCAAGGTGACGCGGGCCATCTCCGCCGGCGCTCTCGTGCTGCCCTCGTGGGTCACCGTCACCACGACCGGCACGCCGTAAGCCGCGACGGTTCGCACCACCACCACCATCAGGAGACACTCGTGTTCAAAGACAAATCCGGCCGCAGTTGGGACTGTACGCTTTCGATAACGTCCCTCAAGCGCATCAAGACGATGCTCGACGTGGACCTGCTCGATTTGCTCGCCGGCGGCTCCGTCGCCGAGGGAGTGAAGCGGGTGATTCTCTCGCCCCAATCCGCGTGCGACGTGCTCTATGTGGCGGTCAAGCCGCAGGCCGACGCGGCGGGGCTTAGCGACGAGCAGTTCGGCGAGTTGCTGGCGGGCCAAGTGCTCGCCGATGGACTCGCGGACCTGCTCACGGAGATCGAAGTTTTTTTCGAGGCGACGCAGGGCCCGGCGGCAGCGGCAGCCCTGCGAGCGATGCGTCAGAAGCGCGACCAGATCGCCGCGAGCGTGTGGACTCAGGCCCGCGAGCGGATCGAAGCCGAACCGTTGCCGGTGATCCCTGGCGGATCGTCTACCGCCTCGCCGGCGAACTCGGAGTCGACCCCGGACCGCTGACCTGGTGGCAACTGGCGACGATGGCCGAGGCCCGCAGCCGCGACCGATGGGAGCACACGAGCAGCATGATTTACGCGACCATCGCCGCGCAGAATCCGAAGGCCGCCAAGCGCCTCAGCCCCGCCGACTTTAATCCGTGGCGCAGGGCGGGGAAGGCTCGCGGCAACCCGCTGACCGTCGGCCAACTGCTGGCGATGCGTGGCATGTTCCCGGAGGACGGATCCCAATGAGCCTGACCCTCAAAGCCAAGGTAAAAGACTTCTTTTTCGACCGCGAAGAAGTCCGCGCACGCTTGTCGGCCAAACGCCTCAACGCGCTCAAAAGCGCCGGCGCTAACTCGCGCAAAATCATCCGCCGAAAGCCCCGCAAACGCAAGCGAAAGAGCCGCCCCGGCGAGACGCCGACGGTTCATTCCGAAAGCCGATACGCGACCCTGAAAAACGTGCAGTTCGCGTACGACCCGAGCGCCG